CGTATACATCACTGATTACATCCGATATTGGATTAACATATTTTCTAACCGGTTTAACAAAGTTTTCGAGTATATTATAAATACGTAAATAAGGAGCATCTCTCCTTACTCTCATATAAGCTGCGATGATATGTCCTAAATTTTTAACTGCATTAGCTTGCAACGTCTGAATCTCCTCCGCCGTCTGCTCACCAGTTGGTGCAATGCCAGAAGCTAAATCACCTCCAGCTCCCAAAAACTTCTCAGTCTCCTGATTGATCAATTCATACATATTAAACTCAGACTGAGTTACACCCTTATTTTCAGGGTTGATCAGAAATACATCATCAGGTGTGAGCCCCTGAGTTACTGCTCCTGCTTGAAATATATCCTTTGAGATTAAATGAGCATTGTCAGATGAGACACCTAGTGCCGGAGCAAAAGATTGCCTCCATTTAATTATCATATTCCTTATACCCTCTTCAGTTAAAGCTTGGAACATCTTAGCTGATGCTACTGGTGGTTTTCCGTAAATGAACTCCGAGTCAACTTCCTTAATAGTCTTAATATCAAAAGTATATCGCCTGTCAGGCAACACCTCATACCACAAAGGAGTAGATTCCTCTAGCATTGGTACCCCGTTCAATATCACATAATACTCACCGTTCACAGGGTCGATAATTCGAATCTCCTCTACATTATTCTCAGAAATATCCTCCATTCTATAATACATAGGTGAATCTTCGTTCTGATTTTTACCAGGTTTCACATATTTCCACCTATCCCACTTTCCGTAAATCTGTTTAGTTGCAGTATATGACCGTTGCGCATATACACATATATAAGGTTGATCAGTTTGAAAACATCGTGCAGGTACAAAAATATCACCAAAGTAAATACGTAGTCCTGAAATAAGGCGCTTCCGAGGTTTATGGTGTACACGCTCCTTATTTACAGAAATAATCTTCTTATCGTATCCTTCTGGTGATAAAGCAATCTTTCTTCTATTGTTATATATTTGATATTCGTCAATTTCTTCAAAACAAACGAGACGTTGAGTAAGTAATTCTCTCAACCATGATTGCCAAAAATCCTCATCTTTCTCCATATCACATGTCCTCTTCACTGCATCCATCATGTCCTGCCCTAAATCCTTCAACTCATTATCCGCATCATCATAAGCCACAACCTCTTCACCCATATTCATCGACAATATGTTATTCGACAAAACTTCCAATTTCTTTTCAGTAGCACCTGTCGCAACCCTTACCTCATCATCATTTAATTTAGGTCTAAGATATGCGTTAGCTGCTTTTTGATTTGCATAGTAATCATCTTCGTATGTCATACCGTCAAAAAAATCATAAGCCTGATCCCTTTGCTCCTTCGCATCTTTGCACATTTGTATAAAAAGAGTATGTCTATCATTCTGCTCTGGCGTGAGACTAAGGGTTTCTTCTAATGTTTTATTCTTTTCCTCTTCAGCTATTACTACTGGAGAGCCTTTCTTCTTATCTGTTTTCTTCATATTATAGTGCACTATGTAAATTATTCATCGTACTTCTAATTATTGTTGGGTTTTGTTGATTATTATTAGACGACTGTCTCTGATGGGATGTAAATGTCCTTAGATCCGCTCCGGACCGCTCTGACGAGAATGTCATCATTAAAGCATCGAAGGAGTCTGGTGAACGGCCATAATTTTTCTTAATATCCTTCTTTGGCATTATCTGAATCCTATTGCGAGCATTCCTTCTGAAAGGAATAAATGTCACCTCATCTCTCCATATCTTATCGCGGTAAAGGGTAAACCCTGATTTAATTGCTGTCCTTAATCTCCAGAAATTCTCTGCTCTCCTATTTAGATATAAGCCCTTGCCTTTATCAGTGAGAGAGGCATCCCCCACGTTGATTGCGTTTATCCTGAAATTATCCTTAGCTAACTCCACTGCTGAGTCGGCCCCTACTCCGAAAGAATCTAAATATATATTACTTGGTTTTACATCATGTATCTTTGCTAGTGTTCTAGTAATATTAGAAATTGAGAATTTATCTGATTTCTTTGAACGCTTAACTATCAGAGCTTTGAACTGATCCCTTATCACCCATATTGCCTCATCTGCTCCGTCCCCTGCTGGGTCAATACCCATAATAGTAGTGCCTACCCATTCTGGAATTTGTGTATGTGGGAGGTCAATCTCTTTAATCTCATCTTTGCTGAGGAGCGGAGAGTATCCTTGCTCGTCAACTGAATCTGCTTTGGGAAATTGTCCGAGTACACGGATCCTGTACTCATCACTGTTTTCACCATGTTGGTCAATAATATCTTGGTTATAATCATCTCTAACTATTGGACTGTCTATATTTGAATATTGTAGCCTTTGCCAACGTTTCTTCAACTTCGGATGATTATGACTGTCATAAAAATATCCCGAGAGACGCGTGGGGTTAGAGAAGAGTAAAACGAAAATATCTTTTTCCGTAAGTGAACCTTCCATAGTATTAAATACTTCGTGATATACACCAGATGCTTCATCGGCTAATACCATAACGTGCTCGCCATGAACTCCTGCCAGGGCTTCTGTGCTGTCCTTCTTTGCAGTCTTTGCGCTCGCAAACCATGTTGATGGATTCTCTGTCATTCTTACATAATCAGATTGACAATCGAACTTGGAATGCCATCCTTCTGGTAATCTTTTAATCCACAAAGAAACTTCCTTCCATAAAATATCCTTCAACTGTCTCGAGGTAGGAGCTGTACATGCAATCTGAGAATTAAAGAAACAAAATAATCTCCAAATAACTATAAGTGATGTCGTACAAGACTTTCCGATGCCATGACCTGAGGCTACTGAAATTCTACGTGAGGCTTCTCCTCTTATCGATGCTTCTATCGCAAGGAATATAGCCCATTGTTGAAAAGTTATATGTTCGCCCCTTTTGAACTCCTCGAACCACTCCGGTCTTAGCTGATCGAAATTTTTTGAATCAATAATAATATCAACTGCTATTTTATACTCTTGTTTTATAGGTTGCGGAACTAGATTCCACATATCTTTAATGAACAATATTGGTGACTTTTGCCATTGTGGTAATTTGTCGTTAAGTATTTGTTGGTTTTTTGAGATTTGTTTAGACATAGCAATCTAAGTACTTGACATTATACTTCGCATTTGTTAAGATGGAAGTATTATTATTAAATTTAAATTTATGAAAAAAATCGATAAACGCTACAAATTTTGGTATGCCTGCTATGACGCAGGTATAACTGAACCTGAAGCTTATCTGGGGCAACTATATATTAATGGAATGAGCTGTGGCGAACTTGCTGAGCATCTAAATACTAAATACGAGATAGGGGCTGACAAGCGGAATGTGGAGAACTATATCAAGAAAATGGGGATTATAAGGAATCGGTCAGAGGCTAGGAAAATTGCTATAAGGAGGGGGCGGGTTAAGAGAAAGGATAAGTGCGAGGGGTGTAAATACTATAAATACTACATGGAGAGAGAGGCTAAATAGCCTTTCTTTTTTTATACTGAATTATAGTGGTATTGTCAAGTAGTTTGTAAAAAATTGTGCTCGCCATTTTTGTCCGATATATGTATTATGCCGATCGCACGCGGGGGGTCGCTCGCTTGACACGATTGCGTTTTTATGGTGTATAGTTCGCTTTATATTAAAGCACATTCGCCTAACGTAGATAAACTCATGTGTTTAATTGACTATAATGCTCTAATACTAGCTAAATTTTGAAGGTGTGGGCCTCTTGTGCTTGATTGTGTATGTATAGACACTAGATGTAGTGGTTGTGTATAACTTATTACTTACCTTTGTTGGCGTCAAACGCTCCACCAAGTGAGATATCGCCTGTTATATTGGCATCAATAACTTGTTTAGTGTTAAACTCCTTAGATCTCTTGTATTTCATGTATTTTAGTGCAATCTTAGGATCTTTTAAACCTGCATCTATTGACGCGCGGGCCTTTAAAAATGGTTTTTGCTTTAATAGTTCTTTATACTCTCTATATCCTTTAGTATTCTCTTGATATCTATAAAAAGTATCTTTACTAATATTAGCATGTGCATAAGCTTCCTTGTCTGAGCAGCCAATAGAAAAAGCATAATCAAGTTTTGATAATACCTCTTTAGTCATTGATGTAGGCCGCCCGCCTTTGTTTTTTTCTGGTTTATTCATGATTATATTATAACACTATTAAACTACTACAACAATACAAAAACACTCATATTTCAACAATTCACCTAAAACTGGCATATTTCAAGGCTATACAAGCCGATTCAAGCGATTTATATTTATTAGTTGATGTAATACACCTCTAAAATACTAACTTTTATACTCCTTTTTTAGACTTAGTATAAAGCAGTATAAAAGTAGTATAGCTATCCTGATGCTAGTATTAGCCTTAGACTTCTAAAACTACTGCGATTTATACTACAATAC